AGCTAAAGTACCAACTCTTTCAATACCCATATTGTATTGGTCTTGCTCAGGAGACGCGTTAGATACGTGGAAGTATTCTAAGTCATCAAAGATTGCAGAAATTTCAGAAGAAACTACGATCCAGTTAGCACCACCTCTCAAAGTAGATTTGTGAATTTGTGCAGAAATTTGGTTAATCGCAGTAATCAACGTTTGATTCCAGTCTTTTTGAGTGTAAGAAGTTGTAAGTGACAATCTTCTCCATCCGTTGTAATCCCATCTCAAGTTCCAAGCAGCACCTTTTCTCAAATCTCTCAAGATTTCTCTATCAATTTCAGCGGCAACTTGTTCAGATAATAAAGCTGTCAATTCAGCTTCAGCATCGATGTTATGGAATGCAGCAACGTCTTGTGCAAGTTCCGGAGACCATTGAGCTCTTAATTTTCTTTCTGTTACAGAAACAGTTACAGACTCAAGATCAAATGAAACCTCTCCGATTTTCTCTTCAAACTCTAATTCTTCATATCTTTTCCATACAGCAGTAAATGAAGTACCAGAAGTAATTGCAGATAATGTAGAACCAGTATATCCGTCTAATGAAGAATCACCACAAGTAGCACAAGCTGGACAAGAAAGGTCAACTTCAAGAATGATACATCCATTTGCGTTACAGATGTTATAGAATGAACCACCATTTCCATCAACTGGGAAAGTAGTTTGTGTTGTTTCACCATACTCAACAATTCCTTTACCATATTTTTGAGTAACAACTCTAAATAAAAGTGGTTGAGCCGCAGTAGGAAGTGGACAAACGTTAGCCGCGTCAAAACCTAAACCAGAATTTGGAATAACTTTAAGATCAGAAAGGAAAGATTCAGTATCAATTTCATTTCCGTCCGGTCCGATTAATTTTCCAGCACCAGGGATATTACTCCAACCACAAAGTTTAATTAAAACTTTTCTTGTGTTACCAACATATACTGCGTCATCATCAGCAGCATCAATTAAAGCACCACCTGACCATTTAACAACTGTTGCAGGAGCAGTAACTGCTGACCAACGACCTTTAGAATAGTCAAATAAACCAGCTGGATCTAATCCAGGCTCAGCACCTTCGTAGAATAAATCATAAAGATTTTTAGCGTAAGGATAGTTTGTTGCTGACGCATCACCATAACCTTGACCAGGATTGTTTTGGTTATTAGCCACAGCTTCTGGTGAACCTATCGGTGGATAATGAATACCAGAAGTTCCATTATCGTAACCACTAGCATACCCTTGAATTTTAGGTACAAAGTAGAACAATTTACCGATTGGTAAGTTCATTGCTTGAACTGAAACGATGTCATTAGCCAATAATTTAGAGAATACTCTTCTTACGATTGGAAATACAACAGTTTCAAATGCACCATTTGATCCTTCAGATGTCGCCTCATTGATTAGGTGAGATGCTTGGTTTTCATACAACTGCGCAACGTTCTCTTTTAAATGCCCTCTAAGACCTTCTAGGAATCCTAATCTATCCCATTTGTTAATTGTATCTTCTTTGATAACTTTAAGGTGTTTCAAACCGATGTTACCAACAAGACCTGATTCTAATAATGCTCCCATTTTATTTGTTTTTTTTAGCTTTATTTTTTATTTATGTATATTATAAATATACTGTACTTTTAAAAAGTTTATTTTATTTTTGCCATTAAGTCTTTCATTCTTAAAAATTGTGGGTTTTCATAAGTTTTTGACTCAATCAAATTAACCGCAGAACCAGTTTCTGGTGTTCTAGAAACAGTTCTTTGAATTGATTCAGTTATTGTCTTCTCTCCAACCTTCTCATCTCCAAACTCATTTTTAATGGACCTGTAAAGATTTTTAGATTCTTTTAAAGTTTCAACGTTATCAAATCTTTTAAGAATATTAATCTTTTCTTGTTTTGTTGTTGAATGTTCTGTGAACAATCTAGTAGCGTAAGCTAAATTTGAGTTAAATACAGCAACTTCGTTTAATTTTGTTCTAAACAAATCAAGCGCTTTTCTATACTCTTCATTTTTAGCTCTTAATAGATTTAATTCTTCTGAACTTTCTTTAATTGCGGTGTTTGCTCTTGAGTGTGCTCTTTGTTTTGGTAAACCACCTTCTCTAAATCTGTTGCCATTACCATATGTTCTAGCAGCTTCTTTAGTTTCCATTTTTTTCTTCACAGAATGAGGTTTTAATTTAAACTCTCCATCTAAATTTTCACCTTCTTTGTATTCAAATTTTGCTTTACCAGTACCCATAGTTTTGTTGGCATTTTTCTTAACCGTTTTAAAGCCACCATCCATATTTGGTTTTTTACTCATTTTATACTTAGAAGCGGAACCCATACCAACACCTTTAGCTTTAAATCCTTTTTTAGATTCGTGCATCCAACCTTCATTTTCAAGATTATCCTCATCTAAAAAAGTGATGTCTTCTTCACCACCAAAATCAATATCATCATCAAGTTCTAATTCATAGATGTTTTCAGTTTTTTCACCAACACTAGCTGGCGCTCCTAAATCAACACCCATATCATCTTCAGTGAATTCACTGAAATAATCATCACTATTACGTTTAGATTTTTTTGCACCATAACCACCTTTCATCATTAAATCATCATCTTCGTCTTCATCAGAATATCGATATTTTGTTTTGTATGCTGGCATGTCATCAGGTATTTCTAATCCATCTTCATCATCAAATGAAAAATCATCTTCATCTTCAAATGAAAAATCATCTTCATCTTCACTATGGTGAAAATCATATAAATCATATTCAGATTTACCAAACTCTTTAAGTTCGGAATCATCCATCATAGACTCACTTAATTGAATGATATATTCTGTGTCGTTTTCGTTATCTGATAAATGTATCATATTATCGTCTCTTTTTACGACAACACCATCATTATCACCCATAGCTCTAAATACTCTTAATACTTCAGCATCAGAAGCTCCGGTCATATCAATTGTGTCATCATCAGAAGGTATAGTTACATCAGTAGTCATATCCTCGTCATCCACATCAAATGTGTCTTCTTCTTCGTAATCTACATCTTCTTCATTATCAGTATCAGTGTCCTCAATGTCCACATCAACTTCTTCTTCATCTTCATCTTCAACCTCATCTTGTTCTCTAAGAGATTCTTTTACTAATGAACTAATTTCTTCCTTCATCGTTGAAGAAAGTATTCCTTGTGCGTTTCTTTGTAAAGACTCTTCCAAATTCTTAATCTGGAATAATGCGTCTTCCACTTCTTGTTGTTTTCTTGCCATTTTAATTTTTTGACTTTATTCATATAAATACATCATTTTTTAAAAAAGTTTAATTTTTAAAAATTAAAGACAAAAAAAATGGGAACAACTATTGTCATTCCCATTTATCATTTTTATATTTTTTCTTTTTTTATTCTATAACCTCATCTATCTTACTTTCGGTTATTGAAGTGATTCTCCAGTCCATTGTATAGTTTTCATACACTTTAGTAACTTTAGCTTCAATGTCTGTCGGTGTGTAACCCAAAACTAATTTTTCTTCTTTTACTTTTTTTACTCTTCCAGATTCACTATCCAATAAATCTGATGTAATCTTTGCTACAAAATATTTTTCTCCTTGTTCCATAATTTTTTTATTTTCCCAAATAATCGGATAATCTTTTCATTAAGTCAAGAGATTTGCTGCCACTATCACCAATATTTCTTTCAATAGCCATTCTTTTATCTTCTTCTAAATTTTCATCAAATTTATGTCTGTCATTTTTATCTAAAAATAAGTAAGCCCCAGGTGTTGATGGTGATGACACAAGGTCAAAACAGATTAATTCAAAATCATCTTGTACTTCATTTTGTTCACCAACTTTTTTTAACGACCCAACACCACGAGAAGAAATACCAAGTGTAACACCTTGTCTAAGGTAATTTGCTGCCATATCACCTTTTGTTGATACAATACCTCTTTCGTGAAAACCAGGACTTGTTAATAATTTAAGTTTACCTAATAAAACAGGACCATCCCACCAAACATCAGTTATAATGTGTGATACACGATCAAGATCAATAAGTGATGACTCTGGGTGATTTAATTCTGAAAGAGATGTACCTTTCTCAATCATTTTTTTATAATTTTCAGCTTCTCGTTTTAATATCTTTTCCGGATATACTCTACCATTTCTATTTGGTGTGTCGTATTTTTGTAATACTGCATAGAATTCAAATGGTTTAGAATGGTCCAAAAAGTTTTGAGATTCCATTATATAATGGTTGTTAGTACTCTTTGGGTTAATATAACCAGCATCATATTCAATAAGAATTCCCTTACCGGTTTCGTTTGGTCCTAATATTTTCATTTTAAAAGTTTTATAATAAATATTAAACTTTTTCGGTTTTTACTTTAATTGTTTTTGAATTACCGTTTTTAGTTAAATAAAATTTAAAAGTTTCATTCCCAATGAATACATCATTGTATATTTCTTTTACTAAATTTTTTAATGATTTTTTTAATTTTGTTGATTTAAAATCTATTTCTTGATTTAAAAATAAATTTATTTCTAAATTCATAAATGATTTCTTTTTTAGTTGTAGACCACTTGTTCTTAAATCTAAATCTACAATAAATTTATTATCAAATAAATTTTTATCTAAATTATCATAAACTGAATGTTTTATAGATCTACTTGTGTTTAATACAATTCTATTCCAGTTTTCACTATCAATTTTTGGTTCTACCCAGGTTTGTATGTTTAAATAAAGTGATTTAAATTCTTTAGAATCTACTGTCCCATAAGAAATTTTTGACGTTCTGAACCCTGTGATTTTTGCGGTTTTCCCTTTTTTCATAATTTTTTTTCATATCAATATTGTTTATTTTTTAAAAGTTTATGTAATTTTGAAGTATATATCAATATAATAAAATTATTTAAAAAATATGTTAATAGTAAAAGTTAAAAAAAACGACATCGAAAAGGCTTTAAAAGAATTAAAGAGCAAGGTAATTAGGACTAGACAAAATTCTCATTTAAACTATAGAAAAGAATTTACTAAAAAATCAGTTGAAAGAAGACAAGAAAAACAGAAAGCGATTTTTAAACAAAAATTTATATCAAATAATTAAATATTTTTATGTAATTCTTGTAATTTAAAATAATTAATTCTATCAAACCTTTCTTTTTGAATCTTACTTATTGTTTCTGTTATTCTAGAAATTACATCAGTTTCTTTTTCAATCTCTTTTAGTTCTTCTAATTTGTCAACAACGGTTTCTTTTAAAACTTCATATTTTAATTTTAGTTTGTCTTCGTTTTCAGATAATATTTTTATTAAAGTTTTTTTACTATTTTCATTTAGACTTTCTAAAAATTTGTTAACAGTTTTATTTGCAACATCAACTAATTTTTTTACCGGTAAATTTAATGTACCTTCCATTTTTACTGGAGAATTTTTTAAATTCTCAACAATAATATTTTTACTCTTAATTTTATTTTCTAAAGTTAAAACATTATTTGAAAATAAATTATCAATATGTTCGTAATTATTTTTTGTTTTAACATTAGATAACCATAAATTTAAATCATTTATATTATTTTTTGATACTTTATTTACTGTGTTTTCATAAATAATAACCGATTGATTAATCAATTCATTTGCTAAAGATTCGTTTAAACCTTTATTTGTTGATAATTCATCATATAAAAAGTATAACTTACTCAAATTTTTATTTTCAAGTACAAGTTCATTAAACACAAACATATTACTTTTAAATGAATCTTTTTTATAAGATTCAATTAAACATTTCTCAATTTTACTTTTTATTAAACCAAACTTCATATCTTATTTTAAATATAAATATATCAATCTTTTAATATTTTTAATAGTTCATCTTCCATTTCACCTAAATAACTATTTTTTATATAAGATTCAATGTCATTACCCTCTAATAGTAAGTTTTCTAATTTTTCTCTACTTTCAGGTAATCCTCCACCCGGTTCTGGTCCTGGTGGTGGTGCTGATGGTGCCGCTCCCCCTCCCGGTGGTGGTGGTGCTCCACCTCCTGCCGCATCTTCTGTTGTACCACTAACTGTTTTATATAATCTATCGATAGTGTCAAACATACCAGTATGTGTTATAATTGTTGGTGTGTTTGTTAATTCACCGGCAATTGCTCTTTCCATTCTAATTCTTTGTGTGTCTAATTTAATATCTTCATCAGACCAACCAAAAATATGTTTTTTAGCCCAAGTAGCCGATGTTGGTTGTATAGTGTTTGGTATTTCTGAAACCATATCTTTATATAGGGTTACTTTTTCTTTCCAAACATCAACCATTAAAAGATCAGCTTGTTTTGATGGGTTATTTAACCCTAATGTAAAATTATTTAATTCATCTTCAAAACCTAAAAGAAATAAATGTACAATCGCAACTTTGTTTAATTCTGATAATATATTTTTTTGTATTCTGTTAATTGTTCTAGCAAAACGAATATCAAGTAATGATAGGTTTTTTCCATCACCAACTGGTTCCTCAAAACCAAGATAAGCTTTTGGTATTCTTAAAGCAGTTACAAGTTTCTTTTGTATATATTCGATATCAGCAATCTCAGAAAGATTTGTACCACCAGGTAATGTCTCAATTGGCATTGTCTGTGTTGCATCTCTAACCGGGATAAAATAATCTTGATCCACGGCCATTTGATTAAATCTTAAATCAACATTACCGGTTTTATTATCAACAATTTGATCTCTTTTAAATTTGTTTGCAACACGTTGTACGTATGGTTCAACATCCTTATCATCCATATTACCAACAAACACTTTAAACACTCTTCTTTCTGGTGCTCTTGATGTACGATAAATTAACATCGCATCTTCGGCTAAAACTAATTGTTTCCAAATACGTCTAGCTTTTTCTAACATTGATGTTCCGTATGGAAGTTTTCTATCATCACCTAAAAGTCTAAAATGCGCGACTTCAAAGGTGTTAAATTCCATATTTTTTTCTTTCCATTTAAACCTTAAACCTTTTTCGTCTGGTTTTACTTCGGTGTTAGGAGTTTTTGGTGTCATACCACGTTCCAACCTTTCAATCTCAATATTAGGTAATTGTACAGCACCAATAATACCTTTTTCAGTATCAAGTTTTAAATACACAAAGTTATCACCATACTTACAAGTATTTCTAATCCACATTTGTAAATTAGTGTTAATATCAAGAGTATTGTTAAATAAATCCGCTAAAATACCTTTAATTCTTTTTGATTCTGAATAAATCTGTAATATGTGACCATCTTCATTTGGTGTTGTAGATTCTTCAGCATAAATGTCAAGTGCTGTAGATATTTCTGGAGTAAACTCCATAGATTCATAATCATAAAAAGCTGCCAATCTGGTTGGTTCGTAATAAATCGCTTGAGTGTATAAATTACTCTCAATTTTTGTCCATTGATTTGCTAAATATAAAGATTGTTGTGCTTGTAATTTTTCTTTTTCATACTCATTTCTATCTCTAGTTTTGAGTAATTCTTGTTTGTCAAACCGATATGTTGGTACATCTTGTCCTAATAGTGAATTTGGTCCAAATGCTTTATTTAATCTTTGCCAAACAGTTAGTTGATTTGTATTTTGTTCCATAATAATAATTTAATCTATAATTGTCAAATATAAATATTCATAAAACTTTTAATTTATTACTCACTATATTTTAAATATAAATCTTGACCAACATCAACATATATGTTGTAATCCACAATTACAGCGTCAATAATATTTTGGGTAGGAGTTGGTGTGGGTGTTGGGGTTGAAGTTGGTGTAGGAGTTAAGGTTGGTGTTAACGTAGGTATTGGTGTTGTCGTAGGTGTAGGTGTTTTTACCGGTTTATCTGTTGGTACTGGTAATGAACCTCTCTTATTTTGAAATGTTATTTGAAATACTTTTGATGATTGTATAGGTTCTCCAGGAACAATTAATCTTGACCCATTAAAAATTCTACCAGAAACTCTTCTTTTACCTAAACCCATATTTAATATTTTTATCTTTTACCACCAAACAACCAACCATATTTAATATAGTCGTCTTTTGATGGTCCGGAATTCATTTTATTTCTTTCTGACATCATATGTGTATTTGGTAATACTGGATCAAAATGAAGTTGTTTACCAACCGAATCATTATTTGATACTGTCCAAGACTCAATCATCATTTTTGTTTTCTCAACAACTTTTTCTAGCTTTTGGAATGAGGATTCACCAACATAAATAGCCATTGATATTCCCATTATAAGGTCATCGTGTTGTCCTTTTTGGTGATCTGGTCTTCCATTAACATAAATAAAAGTGTTCATTTCATTATACAACCTAGAACTCCTAATTTTAAACTTATGTCTAACATATTCTTCAAATGCGGCAATAATTTGAACCCTTTTGTTATTAAAATTTATACCGGGAATTTTGTCTTGAGCTTTAGCGTTGTATGACCAAATATTTGTTGTGTCAACACCATCAATATATAAATTTTTATAACCTAATTCTTGCATTTTTCTAACTGTTGTAATTCCCATACCACCGGTAATATCGACAACACAAAATGCGTTATACATTAATCCCCATTTATAAGCAATTTCAGCTAAAGAATCTGGTGGGATTTTCCCAACGTACTCTAAAACTTGTTCTCTATCATCAAAATCAATGATTTGAATAGATGAAAAATCTTCACTATCACCACGAGAAACGTCAACACCCATAATATATTTGTGACCTTCAATTGGTTCTTTCCACATCCATAATGAATTTCCCATCATTTTATTTGGTGGATCCTGTATTGTGTTTTCTTTAATATATTCTAGTTGTTTTGAATCAAATACGTTATCACCGGACCCAAGAAATTCACAGTTAAGCTCTTGGTTTATTTTCCTTTTATCATATTTAAGTTTTTTAACCATTTTCTCATACCAAGTAGAACATGGTTTGTATCCTTTTGCAAAATATTCTTTTATTACATCATAATCCCTTTCATATGGGTCTGTATCTTCAAATGAGATATTACCAGAATGGTCTTTTTCATCTTTATTTAAAAGATAATCAACCATATCTTCCGTTGGGACTAAAAATAAATCTTTTGAGTATCTTGGATCTTTCCACCAAAACATTTCAGAAATTTTAAAGTTATTAACACCTCTTACAGCTTGGTCATATATTTCATAATAAATTGGGTCATATCCATTTGGTGTTGATACAACGATTACTTTACCACCGGTAGATAGTGATGCCATACAAGCAGCCCAGAAATCACCATCAGCTTCGATAAACGCGGCCTCATCAAAAACAAGAATTGTTGGTGTATAACCCCTTAACGCATCTCGTGATGTTGCTACCGCTTTTACTTCACAACCATTTGTTAATTTATAATGTCTTTGTGAATTTTTATCTGCGGAAAATCCAGCACCAACCCATTTTGGCCATTGATCAACAAAAGCTCTAATTTTATTTGCCATCTCCATTGATGTATCAAGTTTGTTGGCAATAATTAGAATTTTTTCTGGTTGTTCTTTTTTTGCAAATACAAGTCTTTTTGAAATCCAAGCAGCGGTTACCGTTGATACACCGGCTTGACGATATTTTAACGCGATATTTTCCTCATATTCTTCATAATCCCTTAATAAAGAAACCTGATCTGGGAATAATTCCAATGGTACATATCTTGATACCGTATTATCATATGTTTGTAAATATGTTTTTAGTGCATATGGGGTATCCCTCATACACTTCACATATTCCAACATTACTTGTTCTTTTGTTAAAGCCATAAAGATATTTTAATATAAATATCAAAACCCCCAGTTATTTTCATAAAAGGGGGTTTAATCTTATTTTAATATTTTATATTACAATCCTAATCTAGTTAAAATATCATCATCTTCGTCCTCATCTTCATAGTCATCATCATCATCATCTTCTTTATATTTTTTATATTCAGCTTTTGCTTTTTGTAATAATTCATTAAATTTTTTAACAACTTTATCATTATCTGATTTTTCATCAGAAATAACATTTGCAATTACATCTTTTAAAAATTCTTCAGCCGGAATACTATAAAGTAATTGTTCAAAAAACGGAACATATTTTTTTCCTTCTTGATCCAATGTTAATTCATCCGGTAATAAAGTTCTTAATTTTCTTACCAATTCACCACCAACACGGAAATTCATTGGTTCATTTTGCATTGTATCTGTTTGTGAAATAACTTGTGTTGCCATTTCTGGGTCCATATCTTTCCATTGTGCTCTTGACTGAATCATTGAGAATGATTTAAATAATTCGTGAAGTAAAATTGGAAATATTATTCCGTTAGCGTAATATGTGTCATTACTATCTTCCTCACCACCTTGGTCTTCATCATCATCGTCGTCATCATTTTCGTTCATTTTACCAGCGGCACCAGCGGCGTTTCCACCCAAAGCTTCAATTAAATCTTCATCAGTGAAATACATTAAATCATTTGCACCCATAATTTTATTATATAGTGGATATAGTCCTGGATCAATTGCGTCTAATCTATCTTTAAACATTTGGTAAGCAAATTGTCCACGTTTTCCTTTACCCATTATAATCGCATTGATAACGTTTCTTTTTTCAATCTCCAATTGTTTTTGTTCTTCTGGTGTCAATTCATCAATATCAAAAGAAAAATTTGGAGGTAATGGTAATTTTTGATTTTCTTTTGGTTTCATTTGGAAAATACTTGGGTCAATACCTTGTTCACCCAGAAATGTTAACATATTAACAAAATCAAATTCATAAACAACACCACCTTGTTTTCTGTTTTTTAAAACAAGACCCTCCTCAATCGCTTGTTCCATAGTTTTATTATATGGCATCCACCCTTCTTCT